GTGGATATAAGTCGAGGTTTTTTACATAATAAGAAACCGCGTTGCGATCTTTCACTATGGTTCTGCAAACAGCTTTTTCAGGACCCAACAAACCTAATCGAGCAGCTGTTGTCCCTGAGGTTTTCCTCAGAGACTCATGGCAGAAAGCAAGTAGCTTTCTATCATGACACAGCTTATACGCGCGGGCTTTTGAATAGACAGAGACCTTTTCACCAGTATTACATGGTACTAGGCCTTTAATCATTCGTCTCCTACGTGTATAAGAATAGGTGTCTTCTCCGAATTCCGATTCGGGGTCGATGCAGTTGATGACTGCATCTCCGAGGACCGGCGGTCCGAATAAGACACGTCCTGGTACGCTTTGTATAAGCCGTAACCAGAGCTCCCTATAAAAAGGAGCCCGCCAAGCATCACCATTGTTAAGATAACAAGTACGGTAAATGCCGTTGATAAATGAATACCAACTTGGCAGATCTTTTGGGATACCTGATGCATAAAATGGCCTCATATTAGTCCCATTAAAGAAATCACCTCCGCATGATTCGCGAAAGTGGCCGGAATGAAAGCTCTTTGATTCATTAGGAATAAATCCAAATGCTTTAAGAACTTCCAGGACACGCTCGGCATAATCGTTTATTACAATTATGTCATCGCCATACACTCGAATTGTGTTACGAAGTGCTGTGACTTGCGGTTCATACCCGAAATCTACGACGTATACGCTTGCGCATATACACCAGAAGAGAAGGGTTTCGAATGGAAAAGTCCATCCACAGCCGTTTCCAGCGGCTGTTTCTAACAGATGCATATCTCCATTAGGTAATACGCCTTCATAATCGCGGGTTGCGTTCATGAAATCGCGCACATCTACTGGCAGGATATCTAACCATCTTTTTCCAATTGTATCGGAAGCGGAGGTTAAATCTATTGTTGCATATTCGCTAGTGATACTAGCATAATGCGCAATATCCTGATGCACAAACTGAGCAGTCGACAAATCGATATCAAGATATTCTCGAAGTCTCTTTGTCATCCACTTACCTAAGCCATTTTGGAACGCTCGCTTATGATGCGACGTCTTCATAATGACTCTGTCTGTGTTCCACTGTTTCGGTACAGTCTGTATAGAACAATGATCGATAGGATGTATTGCAAGATCATATCGGTCACCATCAAGACCTATTCTGTCGAAGAAAGGATCTTTGATGCCGTGCTTCCTATTATAATCCAATAACTGAGGACTATAAAAAGAAGCTTGAGGTGAAAATAGCTCTACGCTATCACCACCTTTCATGAAACCGTAAGCTGCCCCATATGTAAGGGTCGGCTCAATTTCATGTGGGTTAAAACCATGAAAGAACATATTCAAGAAGTACTGAATATATCTCTC